TGGACTAGTTGTGCTCTGTTAATTGCCATTATTAATCACCTTTTAGCTATTGCCGAACACAGAAGCTGGGAATGTCACATACACTCTAGCATATTGTCCAATAGAGTTTGATGGCTTATCTGGGAAGCCTACTACTGTCGCAATACCACTAGAAGTTGTAGTTGTCACACCTTCTTTTGATCGACCTGTTGAAGAATCACCTGCAGTTGTCGAAATCGTATTAGTTGTTCCGATAGATGCTTGAGTAGGAGTACCAGTAGACTGAGCCTCGTAAACAATATCTGGATCAACATAAACATACGCTTTCGCATTTGCAGAACCTAAAGTAGCAGTATCAGCAGTCCACACCTTAGAAAAGATGATTTCTCCTGTAGTTGCTGTAAATTCTACACCTGCAAATACACCTAATGGGGTACCAGTCGCAGTACCTTGAATAACCAATCCACTTGAGAGGTTTACTACATCGCCCGAAAAAATCGAAGCATTAGTAGCACTTGCTATCGCAAACTCAGCTGGTCTGATTGTTCCACCAGACATATGATATGCAGGAGTAAAACCGTCTGGGTCATTTACATTTGCCATGTTATTTTACCTATAAAATATGTTGTTAAAAATCTTAGTTTTACCTAAGAACCTTTTCCGAAAGTCACTTTACTTTGCCTATTAGGTCTACTAATTGGCATAGAAGGATCGCTTTCTCTCATCAAATCTGTGTCAACAGCACGCATCGCGTCTGCGGTAAGACCATCGAAATAATCTTTCCGTTCATTTACTGTTTCCTCAGGAATCCTTGCCAGGATTAACCCACCTACTCCGATAACACCTGCATGTCTTCCGTCTAGTATCGTTGGAGCTTCGAAATCTGGATACTCTTCAGCACGAACAGGCTCAAAGCCTTCACGTAAACGCTTAGACATATTAGTCTTATCGTCCTGACCTAGTATAGATTCTCTAATCCATCGATGCTTGAAACCAGAAGGGGCTGGAGGTGCATCTAATGCAGAAGGTTGTTTCCATGGTGTTCTGCGAGATGTTTTATCTCGAGATTGAGCAGATCTAGGAGACCGATCTGTACCAACAGATTGCTCTACTTCGTTAGTTGTATTTTTTTCTGTCATAGTTTACTCCTATTGTTTAACATACTTTGCATACTCTTCAAGAGGCACACCTAGTTTTTTCGCTATTGCTACTTGACTCTGTGTGAGTTTTATCTTATTACTGCGTGCCTTGTTCGTTCTTGCTTGTCTTGTCGGACTAGCGACTCTCTGCACGGGAGAGTCTGAAACTTGTTCATTGGAATCAGTATAGTTCCTATTTCCAAAATTGGAAAGTCTGTTGTCCAATTCTTTATAATAGTCATCCGTTGCTCCATCGTAACCTTCATCCATTAATTCACGATGGATACCAAAAGCTGCAAAAGTTAGAGCTTGGTCTTGTCCGAACCAAGAATTATTTTTTGCCCATTCTTGTGCCTTTGGATCAGGTTCAGGTGGGGCAGCAGGTGTAGGTGGGATTACTGTTTCATTTACAGGAACCTCTTCACCATTCTCAACTGCTTGTTTTCTTTTTTCAGAAACACGACGCAAACTTTCAGACTCTACAGAAAGACGAGAGAGTTTCTCATTGGCGGCAATCATTTGATCTGCATCACCTCTTTCGTATGCATCTTTATACTCAGCTTTAGCAGTTTCTAGTTCTGTTTTGACTCTGCTGTCGTACTCAGTAAACATTGCATTGTTAGCAGTGTCTGCTTTTTTCTTAAGTTTAGCGTTCTCGTCTTGAACTTTTTTAGCCCAAGTAAGTGCTTCTTCGTTTTGTCTCTCAGTTTCCCTGAGCTTATATGTCAGTTTGTTGATTCTTTTCTGAACTGAGTCACTATACTCTTCCTGCTCAGATTTTTCATCGGAAGCTTCTACAGTTTCCTTTTCTTCAACAACACTTAAACCGTCTTTTTCTTCTTTCTCTTCAATAGGAAGTTCAACTTCTACTGAACCTTCCTCTTCTTTTTCTATGGCAAGATTTTCTTCTTGTTGCATGGTTTCCTCCATGGTGGTTAATAATCGACTGCTTCTGGGTCAGGTATTCTGGCTAGAATCTCATCGTCATTTAATAAACGAAGTTCTCCTCCGTCTATTTTAAATCTAGCTCCAGCATATCTGCCGAAAAGCACCCATTCGCCTTTCTCACACCAAGCACCTTCAGGAAACTTTACAGGATCCTTATAGGCATCTGGTCCGAGAGAGATAACATATCCTACAACTGAGGATACTGTGTCTTGTTCTATAGTGTTCTTAACTAATTGTATTCCACCATCGGTTACTGCTGATCTACCTCTAGGCAGTATAAGTACTCTATAACCTGTAGGTTGTGGTAGAACATCTACTTGCGATGCTACTTCTTCTGCAGTTTTTTGTTTAGGTACTTCTTGTTCTAATTTTTTATCAAAATTTAGAACTTGGTCTGGTATGCTACTTTTCTTAGTCGTCAATTTCTTTCTCCATATTTTTACGCAGGTCTATTATTTCTTGTTCGGCAGAGCGAAGACCTGATATCTCTCCGACGACGCGTTGGTATTGCTCGTAATTAGCAACACTCCCTGAGGATAGAGTTTCTTCTAAACTGGAAATACGATCTCTGTACTTCTTGAGAAGATACTCAACAACTTTTATATAATCCATTAATCAGAACTGTGGAAATTTAAACCTTTTGTGGCTGCTCCTGTTCCTCTAGTTTTAACAATCCTTTTACCTGAAGGCATGCCACCGTGACCCAGCTTTTCTTCTTTGTAAGAACCACCGTCACCCATCTCTGAGTACATACCACCATCTTTCATTTTTCTAAGTTTTGCGAAATCTTCACCTTCTAAAACTTTAGGGTCACCAGCCATCGCTGCTATCTTCTTTTGTTTTTTAGAATATTTTCCGTATTTACCTTTTGGCATAATTTTCTCCTATGTGAGTTTTGTTGGTTTTCTGCGTTTGTTGTCAACTGCACCACAGCCTTTACTTTGTACAAATAAACCTCCGTCTTGCATTGTATACAACCCACCATCTTTCATCTTAGCAGTTTTTGCTGCGTCTTTAAAGTCTTGTGCGGAAGGAGCACCTTTAGCACCTTTGGCTCTAGATTTTCTACCTTCTTTCTTTTTCTGGTTGATGTTGTAGTAGAGACCTTTCTTAGCAGTTCTACCGTCTTTAGTTACATGCGTATCTTTACCCATTATTCACTTGCCTCCTCAGCATCTTTAACTTGTTTTAAAATTTCACCATAAGACTTTTGTGCTTTTAACTCTGCGTCAACTGCATCTTTTTCTCTTGCAGCTGCAATTTTCTGTTGAGCTATGTCTTCGTTTTTATCTGCTTTAGCTAACGCAACTTGTGCGTCCATCTCTGCCTTAGTTAGCTCTGTTTGTGCACGAAGTTGATCAGCTGTTTGTTTTCTTTGTATTTCCATACCTTGTAGTTCTAGTTGTTTGTTAGCTAGATCTATTTCTGGTTGTTGCTGTGCGATTCTTTGTGCTTCTATTAAGGCTTGTTCCTGTCCAGTAATTTCTTGTGTAGCTTGTGCTGCCATCATAGCAATCTGGTTCTGTACTTCCATCGGCACAGGTTGTCCTTCTGGTGGAAGTTCTATACCTTGTTGTGCTAGCAGTTCTTGTACTTGTAATCTGTATTTAAGAGCTTGATGTTCTTGTATATGTGCCTGTAGTGCAGCAACAGCAGCAGGGTTTTGTTGTACTGCTGGATTCTGCATAAATGCCATATGTGCTTGTATATGTGCATCGTGGTTTTGTTCTATAAATGCTTTTAGTGGCATACCCATCATAGCATCTTGATTTTCTTGTATAGGATCTTTAGGTTTTGCTTCATCAAGAGGTGTAAGTATTTCGTCTATGTTTTGTACACCTAGAGCTGAATACATTTTATAGTAAGCCTCTCTCATGTCGTGCAGTTGTGGTGCACTTTGAGCTAGTTGTAACTGTGTCTGTGCTAGAACAACTCTTTGACTCATGCTAAAAATGTTTGGGTCACTTACAGGTATGATGTCTACTTGTCCATCAAAATCTGTTGCGTAAATTGTACGAGAGCCACCAACAACATCGTATGGATATTCTGCGGGAAGAGATTCTGAGAAAACTCTAGCAAGAATTTTAAATTCCATTTTCTGTGCAAAATGTAAACGCTTGTGTATAGCTGACATGATTTTACTGCCACGCTCTAGCATCGCAATCGTTGTACCAACAGGAGCTTCTTGTCCCATGTCACCAATTTTCATGTCTGCGATATTAGCAAAACGCTGACCACTCTCAACAATCACACCTAATAATTGTGCAAGCACACCACTTGGTTCTTTATAAGGTAGTGGCATAAGTGCGTCTCTTATAGTTCCACCTGGAACATCGACATCACGCCATTCTCCTGGTTCTATAGGAGTATCATCGTCACGGATTCGCATACCTCTAGCCTTAAACCCAGCTGGTAGGTTGCTTAAAGTACCTGCGTCAACAAGCTGTCTTAATATAGCAGTTGCTGACTTACTTAGTCCTCCAATCATGTGAATGAGTCCAAAACCGTAAAAACCGAGTCCTGGAAGGAATTTATAGTGAACAAAGTACTCTATTTTCTTCTTCAGAGGGTCGTTTGGATTGAAGTTTCTACGAATAGAAAGGACTTGATTACTCTCTTTTATGATTGTTATGATATAAGGTAGAGCGATTCCAGTCTCTTCACCGTCAATAGTGTCTTCAAAACCTTCTAAATTTGCATCAACATGCATCTCGAGGACGGTAAATGTCTCAGGACTAGCTGGTTTAGAGACTCCAGTGATGTCGTCTATCTTCTGTTTAACTCCTGCGAAGTCTTCAGCTGAGCCAATACTTGGTTGTCCAATCTCTATATCCCTATATACACCTGCTTGTTGCATTTTTCGGATATGGTTTTCCGACATCTGTATAACATGGGTAGCTCTAGGGCAGTCTAATAGGTCTGTAGTAGAGTAAGAGACAATAAAATCTTCTGCCATGATGAAGTTACTAACTGCTCTAGCTTTAGAGGGATCATAATAAACTTTTT